GACCTTCGGGTCCCCTTTTTTTGTGCTTAAATAGTATTACAACTTGCGGTAACTCCATGCCAAGAGGAAGAATGCAAAAGGTTGACATTGAACCTAGAGTTCTTAAACTCAAAACGGAACTCTACGAGGGACGTTATAATGGTGCTAGCGAAGAGTGGCTCGAAGGAGCACACTACTCCTTGAATATGGTACTAGAAATTCTACAAGAATACTCCTCATGAATCAATCCTCCCTAGTATTACTACTATGTTTGTCTCCGTTAGCAGCGGTCTTCATTGTAATGAAACTAGCAATATGGTTCACTGAAACAATATCTTTCAGATCTGAAACTGAAAGACTAAAGAAGATGCAACATGGTCCTTATGAATTTTACGACGAAGAAGAAGAGGATGACTGGTAACGAATATCCACAAGATAAAGACTATAAACTTTTATATGACAGGGTATCAAGAATGAAAATTGACATTATGATGGAAGAACCATGTCCGCTTTACGAACCAGGATGGGAAGATGTCACAAATTCGCCAGAGGATTGGAATGATTTTTGGTACAACGAAGACACAGGAGACAGTGACCAAGGAAGAAGTGCAGGAGATGATTGATGCTGCCATACGAAAGCATAATCGTAACGCTTCAATTATCTCTATGTGTGTTGGGTGGGTTGTTCTTGCACTTTTTGCTGAGGGTCTGCTTCGACTTATTGGAGTGATACCACCGTTACTACCATGGTTGAAAATCACACTCTAGAATTAATAGGAACAGTATTGCTGTTCTTCTTTGGTATTACGATGATTTGTCAAGGTCATGCTATCTTCCATGGTAAATATGGTTATAAGCATTCCGAACGTGAGAAAAATCGTTCGGCTGATATTCGGAAACAACTGGAAGAAATCATCAATGCAAATGGACGTTCTACAGAAGAGGATTAGGCAATTGGAAATTTCTGAGAAGATTGATGCTGCACTAGAAGAGTATTACTCAGAGAAAGGATTGCCTGTTCCTCAATGGAAAACTAAAAAAGATCCACTGTGGTGGAGAGAGTATCTTATTGAATTGGGTCTAGATCCAGACAACCCCTAAATACTAGGTAGCTTGGGAAGTTGACATGGCAGCGAATTGGTATAAGGAGCAACCCAAAAATAGGAACTTCTTAAACCCGATTGGTTATCTCCTTAAACTGGAAAAGTTTGAAGGGGTAGATTTCTTCTGCCAGACCGCAAATATCCCCGACGTTAACATGCCAACCACGGAAATAGCAAGTCCTTTTAGGAACTTGCCTGTTATTCCTGGTGGCGGAGTAACGTTCGGGGATTTTACTTTGCGTTTTATTGTGGATGAAGATCTTAAAAATTATCACTCTATTCACAAATGGATGAGAGATAACGGTAACGCGGATCAATACAAACGCGAAACCGAAGAGGACGATATTTACACCAACGGTCAGTTACACATTCTTACTAGCGCATTCAATCCAGCATTTGTTGTAGAGTTTAGAGACATGTTTCCAGTCTCCCTATCCAATTTGCAGTTTGATGCTACAATGACTGATGTAGAATACATCACTGCTGAGGTGACATTCAAGCATCAGCAATTCTTTATCCGTGATAAGAACATGAATCCCTTATGAATTTTGAATCTCTTCGTAATAAATTTGAAAAACTGAGAGAAGACTGGGCGGAAGATTCTGCAGTTGACTTTCAATTCAAGAACAAACAGTATACCACAGATCTGGGACAACTCGCGTTAGACATCCCTTTTCAACATAATAAATACTTAAACCATTACACTGACATTCAGCAGATCAAAACCTCGCTGGAGTTTGAGATCCGCAAAATGGTAAAAGAGAAACGTGAGTATTACTCTGGCGAAGCAGATGCCAAGACTTACGCCTCTAAACCATTTGGATCATCTATCAAGACTTCCGAAAAGATGAAGGTCTATCTAGAGAGTGATGACGAGATCATCAACCTAGAAGCAAAGATCAAATATCTAGACCAGATGCTTTACTGGTTAGATCAGGTTATGAAGCAAATTTCTAACCGAGGGTTTCAGATCAAGAGTGCCATTGAGTGGGAGAAATTCGTAAATGGACAATGATGACCACCCTGAGTATCAAAAAGAAAAACGAAGTATACGTTACTATTCAGTCCGCAGAACCTCATGTTCATCATGAGCTCTCGGACTATTTTTCTTTTGAAGTTCCAGAAGCAAAGTTCCTGAAGAAGAACCCCAGGTACAAATACTGGGATGGAACCATTCGTCTGTACTCCCCAGGTACAGGCGAACTTTATGGTGGTCTGATGAAGCACCTACAAGTATGGGCTGACGAAAGACAATATCAAATTGAGTATGAGAAAAATGATTGGTATGGCGACGTTGAAGAAACTAATGACTTTGTTTCTCCTGCTGGCATCAAAACCTTTATGGATAAGATCACCAGAGCGGGAATTACTCCACGCGACTATCAGTACCGTGCGGTCTACGAAGCCATAAAATATAATAGAAAACTTTTACTTTCTCCTACGGGGAGTGGTAAATCTCTGATGATCTATTCCCTCGTCAGATACTATACTGCTACCAACAAGAAGACGCTCATCATCGTCCCTACTACGTCCCTGGTAGAACAGATGGTCAATGACTTTAATGACTACGGATGGAATGCTGACGATCATGTGCATAAGATTTATTCGGGCAAAGATAAGAATACTGACAAACCAATTATTATTTCCACCTGGCAGTCAATCTACAAGTTCCCCAAGAGATACTTTGATGACATTGACTGTGTTATCGGTGATGAGGCACACCTATTTAAGTCAAAGTCCCTCACGGGAATCATGACAAAGTTGCATAACGCAAAGTATCGTTTTGGATTTACTGGAACACTTGACGGTAGCAAGACACATAAGTGGGTACTCGAAGGATTGTTTGGTGATTGTGAACGTGTTACTAAAACAGACGATCTAATCAAAGAAGGTTATCTTAGCAAGTTTAGAATCAAAGTGCTACTTTGTAAACATGCTCCTCAGTATTTTGAAACATATCATGATGAAATGGAATATCTAACAGGGCATCGTGGTAGAAACAATCTTATCAAAAATCTAGTCAGTGATATAGAGGGTAATACTCTTGTGCTATTTAACTATATCGAGAAGCATGGGGAACCACTTTTTGATTTGATAAATAGCACCATAGACCCCGATCGAAAACTCTTTTTCGTTCATGGTGGTACTGATGTTGAAGATAGGGAAGCAGTTCGTCAGATTACAGAAACTGAAGATAACGCTATTATCCTTGCTTCATATGGCACCTTCTCTACAGGTATCAACATCAAACGATTACACAATATTATCTTTGCTTCCCCTAGTAAGTCGCGCATCCGCAACCTCCAGTCCATCGGACGTGTCCTCAGGAAAGGTGAAGGTAAAGAGATTGCAACCTTATACGATATCGCTGACGACATCGGCGGACAGAACTACACCTTACGACATTTGAATGAAAGAGTAACCATTTATAATGAGGAGAACTTTAAGTATGAGGTTATAAAAGTAAACCTTAGAGCTGGTTAATATGGAAGAGGAATTTTATGCAACAGTGAAGTTATTATCAGGAGAGGAATTGGTAGCAAAAGTTTGTTACCTTCCAGATGAAGATAAGATCATGCTAGACCGTCCTATGACGGTAGAAAATGCAAGACAAAGAAAAGGTCAACTAGAGGTAACTGGTTTTCAATTAAAGGAATGGATCAGTGCAACGTTTGATACTATGTTTGTTATTAAACGAGATCATGTTCTTACAATGATTGAGATTGAAGGTGAACTAGTTGACTTCTATGAAAAAACCCTCCTACGTCTAGAGGGTGGAAAGTCTCTAGCAGGAAGAGGGAACAAGTTACCAAGATCTTCTGGTTATGTAGGTTCAGTAAAAGAGATGAAAAAAACTCTAGAAGATATCTTTAATAGAAGCTAATAGCTACTACTTCTCTTGAACCCTGACAGAGTTATTCTACTGAGTTTC